CGCCGAGGTGGGGTGCCTTGTCCCGCGCGCAGTTGGCGCGAAAGATGAGGACGACGATCTCGACGCATTCCTGGCTGATCTTGCCGCCGATCGATGATTTGAAATCGCGCGGCATGTTCTTGACCAGGTCGGTGATGACGTTGAGAAGGTCGTAGGCGACCTTGTAAATCGGCAGGTTGGTGTGGAGGGCCATGCTGATGAAAGGGCTAAATTATTGAATGGTTAATCTGCGGACGGCACGCGCGCGGAGCTCGGCGCTCTTGCCGCTGGAGTCCTGGCCGCCGTCGCCGAAGTCCTGATACCAGGCACCGACCGAAATGGCTGCGGGCTGCTCGCCAGACCAGTACCAGGTGCCCTCGAATTGTTCCTTGCAGTTGGCATAGAGCAGCGACTGTTCGCGGCGCGTGGGCAGCTCACCACCGATGCGCTTGGCCCAGTCCAGTGCGGCCTTCCAGTTGAGTTCGTCGGTGGGCTGCTCGGCCATGAGGATGACGTGGTGGCTCGGATCGCCCTCCTTGCCGACGATGATGCCGGCGTAGTGCTCGCCCGGCCGCAGGTCGATGGTGGCCTCTGGGAAGTGGTAGGCGGTGGCGGTCTGGGCTTCGAAGGCCGCGATCATCTCCGCGACTTTGTTGTGCTCGGCCTTGATGGATTCAAGGGTGATGCTCATCGATGCGCTCCTGAAAAAATTGATGAAGGGTTAAAGGGGCAATCTACGGACGGCACGCGCGCGGAGCTCGGCGCTCTTGCTGCCGCCGTCCTGGTCGCCGCTGCCGAAGCCCTGATACCAGGCATCGTCCGAATTGGCTGCGTGCTGCGTCGAGCTCCAGTACCACTCGGGCGCGAAGGCCTGTTCGCCGCCCTGATGGAAGGCCTCTGCCATGGTCTGCGCGGGGCTGTCCGGGGTGTAGGGCCGGGTCGGCTCGATGGCGGACAGGTTGATGCCGCTGCGGCCCCACTGCGAGTTCTCGTAGGTGGTCGGCTTGAGGTTGCGGTAGATGATCTCCAGCTCGTCCTGGCTGGGCAGATACCAGTCGGCGTGGCCGGCGATGCGCAGGTCGCGGGCCCACAGGGCGAGCGCGCTGCCGGCTGCGGCCATGGCATCGGTGTTGGCCAGGCCATCGTTCCAGGACTTGGCGCCGGGCACGTCCTTGTAGTCGTCGATCCACTCGGCGTCGGCGCGCTCGCCTTCGGTCTTGGGGGCGACGATGAGGGCGTAGGGCTTGCCGTCGACGAGGATGCGGCCGGCATAGAAGCCGCCGTCCATGGCAGTGCCGATGAGGGGGAGGATTTCTGCAGTGGAGGATTTCATGCGGGGTCCTTTTGAAAAAATTGAAGTTGAACAGCCATGGCCACCCATGCCAGGTTGCCGGCCACCAGCAGCACGCCGCCGGCAAAGCTGGCCCACTGGCCCAGGGTGGGGTAGTACACGAGGTTCCACAGGCCCCAGGCTGCAAAGAATGCAGAGGTAGGCCAGTAGACGCCCCGGATTTCGCGGTCGCGCCGCAGCTGGGCGGCGTTGCGCCAGGTGAAGAGCGCGCCGATCAGCTCGAAGCTGCCGTTGATGAGGTCGGGCCAGTTCATGGGGGCCTTGGGTTCCTGGTCAGCTGTTGGCGAACGGATTGCCGAAGAAGAACGGAGTGCCGGTCTTCTCTTTGATCTGGCCGATCAGGGTTGATGTGGCATCTTCGAGCACCTTGTCCTGGCGGATCAGTTCGAACCAGAAGGTCAGCTTGCTGTCGCGCACGCGGTAGCGCAGCCGGGCGTCGATGCGATAGGCATCGCCGTTCCAGAATACCTGCAGGCCGATGCTGAAGCGGTCGAATACCTGCATTTTCTGGATGGTCTGGGCATCGTCGTCCTGAGCGAAGCTCATCTGCACACCGCCGCTCTGCAGCCGAATTGCGCTCTTGAAGCGCATGTCCTGGTTGGCTTCGAAGGTGAGGGCCATTTCGAGCATCTGCGCGCCGGTGGGGCTGCCGTCGACGCTGGCGATGTCCTTGAGATTTTCTTCAATGAACGAGGCGAAGTCTTGCTGGTTGAAGGGCTGCTTGTTCTTGCCGACCCAGCGGTTCCATTCCTCGGAAAACTCCGGCGAGAAACTGGCTTTGTGGTCGCGCCAGGCGGCTGCGTCGGCGGACTCTCCGTGGTCATTGATGATGCCGGTGAATTTGACGTCGCCTGCCTTGTAGTTGGCGATGCACCAGATCGTGCTGTTGCCGAGCGATCCGTGCCGCTTGATGTAGTCGACGAAGCTGTCGGCATCGTTGAGCTCGATGGTTGCCTTCTTGCGGCGGGGTGCGTCGAGCAGCTTCTCTTCGTCGCGCTCTTCAAGCTTCCAGCCCGGTGGCAAGGCAATGCGCTTGATGTACGCATCGGGTTTACTGCCGATCTCGGTCGGCGCCTTCATCTCGCGGGAGAGAGTCTGGGCAAGGTTTTCGGTTTCGGTGCTTGCGAGTTCCATCGTGGTTCCTTATGCGGATTTGAGTTGTGCGGGCGCAGCCTCGGAGGCAGACGACACGCTCTTCAGGTCCAGCTTTTGCTGGTGCGGGTCGTCGGCAACCAGGTTGCCCTCGGGGGTAGCAAACAGCATGGCTTCCATGGGTTCATCGGCTGGCTTGGTCACCTTGACCTTGCCGGTGAGGATCATGGCGCCGCCGCGCATGGCCTTCTTCACGCTGATGGTGAGGTCGATGCGGCCGGACTTGCCGGACGTGTCGACCGCTGCCACCAGTTCGGCCAGCTTGTCGCTTGCGGTGTCGATGAACACGCCGCCGCCGATATGGCGAAGGGTGTCGGTAATGGGTCTTGCTGACATTTCAATGCTCCTTTGATGGCCTGGCTCAATGGGGCAGGCTTCCCGGGTGATTAAGTGGTTTTCTCCATCTGCTCATGCGTGTTGCTCCTTACCGAAACCAGCGGTCAGCCACCGCGTCTTCGCCGCGGTATGAATGGGGGTTGAATGGCGTCGAGGCTTCCCACGATCCGGGACGGTTGAGGCCAGAAAACCCGTGATGAAGCATTGCCTCAAGCAGCTCCCGCTGGGTCATCCCCCATTCGTCAGCCGCTGCGGCCAGCAGGTGCGCAGCCTCGCCGGAAATCGTCACGCGGCTCGGCTTCCAGCGTGAGCAGGTGTTTTCGTAGTCGGCAATTCGGTCCTCCAGACTGCGAAGGCCATTCAGTTGGGGGTGGCTTACGCGCGGGAATCCGAACACGGCTCGCAAAACGTAGATTTTGTTCATGCCAGCGACTCCCCAATGAGCTGCTCCACCACGGCCATCACGGCCAGGTTGAATCCCAGCCGGCCCATGACCGCGCCGCCCTGCACCTGGCGCAGCGCATCACAGCCGGTCGGCACCTGCAGCACGATGTGCTGGGCGTGCTTTTCCCATGCGGTGTCCATCGCCTCGACGACAGCGATGCGGCGCGCGTTGATTGCGTCCTCGTTCATTCGTCAAACGCCTCCGCAAACCGCTTCAACTCGCCCGAGCGCGCGCGTTGGAGCGCGTAGTCCTGGTACTTGAGCAACATGTCCAGCTCGGGCGGGATGGGGTAGCGCTGCGGCCAGCTACGGCGCACCTCGGCGCACAGTTCGGTGAGCCCGTCGATAATCATGCGGACCTCGCCCAACACGGCATGGCGCTGCTCCTGCTGGCCGATGCGCTGCGGGCTGACGTAGGTCAATCCGCCCTGTTCATTCGCGATGAAGTTGTTCATCCCCGCGACTCCAGCATGCGGCAACGGGCCAGACGATAGGAATCGCGCACGTTGTAACGGCGGCGCAGGTAGTGTGCAAACAGTCTCAGCATGATGATCTCCAAAGAAAATTGATGAATGATCAAATGGGCAATCTGCGGACGGCACGCGCGCGGAGCTCGGCGCTCTTGATGAGGATGAACTGGTAGCCGAGGTCGAAGCCCTGATACCAGGCATCGCCCGAAACGGCTGCGCGCTGCTCTCCCGACCAGTACCAATCGCTCTCGAATTGGGCTTTGCAATTGGCGTAGAGCAATGACTGCTCATTGCGGGTCGGCAGTGCACCGCCGATGCTGGCGGCCCACTTATTGGCCGCGTCGAACGTCAGAGAGTCTTCGTCTCCGGGCAACAGGACCAGGTGGTGGGTGGGCGTGCCTGTCTCGTCGAGGATCAGGCCGGCGTAGCGCTCACCGGGGTTGAGATCGGGAAGGGTGATGGTTTTCAACATTTCGGCTCCTGGTGGTTGATCGGCTCTTCATTCACTGCTCCCCTTGCCTCACCCTGCGTCTTTGTGATGCTCACAGCCTGTTGCCAGACCATCGGCAGGGGTTAGGCCCTGCACGTCTGCCGCTTGGGGTGCGCCAACTTGGGCGCGCGGCTACGGGGTGATTGCAATATAAGCCCGCTGTTTATTGTTGTCAATAAGCCCACTGATATTTTGTGGCACAATGAAGCCTCGCCCGACGTGGGCGAGTCAGATAGGGGCTAGGGATGGAAACGCCGCGAGCGAAAAACTGGCAGCCGGCCACATGGCGCGGCGCCACGCCGTATCACGCTGATACAGACCGAATGGGGGTTTTCTTTGATCTGCCGGACGGGCAGGTGATCAGGTTGGCTATCAGCCGCGAAAGCGCGGCGCACCTGGTTGGATCGATTATGGACTATCTGCCCGGGATTGGTTCCCAGTCGCTAATGTCGTCGGATATCCCAAGTGTGGAAGGATCGACTACGCCGGGCCAGTCGCAATGCCCGCCAGAAAGATCGTCCAGTGCGGCGTGCGGGGAGACATAGCCGGCGCCGAGATTCTCGTTATCGAACAGCACCTGCCAGCGTCCGCGATGGCACCTGATCATGAAGGTGCCGATGCGGGTGTGATAGGTGTAGGCAATGATCATGGTCTGGTTGACACGCCGATGGCGGAAATCACGGCCGCGGCGAATACGCCAAGAATGATCAGGATGATGAGAGCCGGGATAGCCGCCACGGCCCACTTCACCATGAAGTTGACCATGCTCCAGAATGGCATGTCGATGTCGACAATGCGGCATGGGGCGATGGCAGGCAATACTTCAAGTTGTGGTTCGGCTGTTGGCTGACTGCTGGGCGCTGGATCGAGATCGGGCTGGGTGGCATAGGCGGGCGGGTCGATCGGCGGGGTATCAGATTCCTGTTTAAAGACCGGAAGCGTCGCGCCGCAGCGTGCGCAATAGCTCATTTGCGGCGGGTTCTTGGCCTTGCATTTGCTGCATATCTTGACATAGTAGGTCACGCCGCCTGTCTCCCTTTTTTTGATTTGAAATTCGACTGTATCGCAATCATGTCGCCTTGGTCGCAAGGTGCACGGCCAGGCTGAATGCAGCGCCCGTCGCGCTGCCATTGCTGGCTAGGGCACCGGCGCAGTCGTACACAAGCTCATCCCGGCCCTTCAGCTTGGCGGCGAACATCAGGCCGCGCAGCTTGCCGGCGTCGCGCAACTCGACCAGGGCGTCGAGCATTTCACCCAGGTCCTGCGGGTTGAGATCCAGCGAGCGGAGCGTGCTCATTTCAAGCGCTCCGCTTTTTGTGATGGCCTGCATGAGGCTTTGCAATACCGGGTTCGGGCAGCTTGTATGGCTTGCCGCTGGTGCGCCTGGGCGGCGCAGCCGGCGGCGCTGGCTCCGGCTCGGGTTCTCGGGTTTCGTCGGCTTGCCGCTGGGCGATCAACGCGGCATAGAGGGCGCGCTTTTCCTCGGCCTGCAGGCGCGCATCCTCGATGAGTGCGTCGAGCGCGTCGGGGGGTAGGTACTGAGCATTGTTCAGCGTCTGCTTGTCGCTGGGGGACAGATCGATATGCATTGGCGTCGGCTCGGCCGGGATCATCTCGCCGATCTCATCGGCCAGCCAGTCGACGCTGACGCCAAGTACGCGGGCAAAACGGCTTGTGTATTGGCTTCCTTTTGCCGTTTCTGAGTTCTCTAGTTGCCATATCAATGACTGGCTGACCTTTGCTTCTTTGGCCAGCCATTCCTGGGTTCGCTTGCCCCGCGCGAGTTTCAGACGTTCACCGTATTTCATATAAGCAAACTTATTGAGAAATTTAGATGCTGTCAAAACAGCACACTTATTGACAGGTGAAAACAGTGGGCTTATATTGAGGTTCATGAGCAAAGAATCTCTCCTAGAGGCAGTGAAGCTTGCAGGTGGACAAACCCTGTTGGCGCGCGGCATACGCGAGCGCATCCCGGATTCAAAGGTTGGCCAGGTCCATGTGTGGGGCTGGCTGAACTCGGTCAAGTTTGAGGTACCGCCTGCTGAGGTGGTGATTGCCATTGCTGATTTCCTCGAATACCAGATTACGCCGCACCAGCTGCGGCCAGATTTGTACCCAAATGCAGCAGATGCCCTGCCGCCCGGTGTGGCCGTCCAGGAAAGCCAGGCCGCATGAGCAAACCTGACCTGCCCGAGGAGTATTGGGAAAAGCTCCGCAAATCGTTGGCGGAATGGCCGGCGAACGTGCCCGCCCGAAAGCCGCTCGTGCCCAGGTATGTGCATGTGCCGCTGTGCAAGAAGGTGGCGATGAAGCAGGGCCGCAACGCGTTCCTGCGCAACCGCGAGGCGCGTGAACCGAGCGCGCTGGCCCGCTTGCTCGCGCCTAACTTCGAACGTGCGGCGCGTCTCAGGGCGCTGCGGGACGGTCCGCTTCCGGACCAGCAGTCACCCGCCACGAATCCAGCTGGTCCTGAATCTTCTCCGCCAAGTGAGCAGGTACCTCGTTCTCCGGATCGTGAAGAATGAAGGCGGTGAAGCGCTCGATGCGTTCCCAGAATTTGACGTTGTTGGCGTGCTCGCTGATCAAGGCGATCGCTACGATGTCGAGAGCCATGAGTTTGGCGGTGATTTCTTCCATGTCCGTTCCTTTCCTGTCGGCAGTTGGGGTTGTGAGAGACACCAAGTGTACCGGGGCTGGAACGGGCACCATTCAATCGCAAGGTGGAGCAGCGGCAGCTCGCCGGGTTCATACCCCGGAGGTCGTGGGTTCGAATCCCGCCCTTGCAACCATCCACCAGCTGGCATGCCTGGTCTGTATGCCGTCTCCTCCGAAACCTCGCCCCGGTGCTGCACGGCCGGGGCACTTTTTTGGATAACGCATGAGTCTTGAACGCAAGGACGTGAGGCTGAAGCTCGACTACGACATGCATGCCGCGGTCGTGGCCATCGCCGACGACCTGGACATGCTGCCCGCCGAGTGGGTCGAGCAGGTGATCGTCGATATCGTGAAGAAACGTGTTCATGCAGCCACTGTACTAATCGGCAGCCTGCAATCAAGCGGTTCGCTCGGGACGTTCGGGGATGAGCCGGGAAGCCATGAGAAACAACGTTAACGGCGCGGAATTCAGCCAGCCGCTGCGCCAGGCGTTTGCACTGGCCTATGCGATGAAGGCACGGCCGACGCCAGCGCTGGCAACACGCTATTTCGAGGCACTGCGAAAAGTGCTGGACGATAACTTGAACACGAACGGGCCGGCAACGGCTGAGGGGACGGCGTGCAGGACAAGATCGACACAGCCGCGCTGCTGAGCAAGATCGACATCGTCTCGGTGATCGACCGCTTCGTGCCGCTGAAGAAAAGCGGCGCGGAGTACGAGGCCTGCTGCCCGTTCCACACCGAAGATACGCCGTCGTTCAAGGTGAGCCCGACAAAGCAGTTTTATCAGTGCTTCGGCTGCGGCGAGAACGGCGATGCGATCAAGTTCGTCCAGAAATACCAGCAGCTGTCGTTCGTCGACGCCTGCAAGGCGCTGGGCGGCGAGGAGGTTGCCGAGGGTGTAGCACCAGTGCGCCGCGAGATCCCGCGCGAGAAAAAGGAATCACCCTGGACGCCGATGCTGCCGGCGCCAGCCGATGCGCCGGAGCCGCCCAGGGCGCACGTGGTGCGCGGCCAGCCGGAGCGGGTGTGGTGTTATCGCGATGCGGCCGGCGCGGTGCTGGGCTATGTGTACCGCTTCAAGACCAGCAACGGGGGCAAGGAGACGATTCCGCTGACCTGGTGCACGCATGCCGGCACGGAGCGCCCGCAGTGGCACTGGATGTCGTTTCCCGAGCCGCGCCCGCTGTATGGGCTGGATCGCCTGGCTGCGAAGCCGGACTCGACGGTGCTGGTGGTGGAAGGCGAGAAATGCGCGGACGCGGGCCACGAGCAGCTGCCGGATCTGGCGGTGGTGAGCTGGCCGGGCGGCGGCAAGGCGGTGAAGAAGGCCGACTGGGCTCCGCTGGCGGGCCGCAAGGTGATTCTGTGGGCGGATGCGGATGCGAAGCGGGTGCCGCTCACCAAGCCGGAAAGGGACGCGCTGCCGGAAGCTGAGGTGATGGCTGCCCAGGCCGCGAAGCCGTTGCTCGACGAAGCGGACCAGCCTGGCGTGAAGACGATGAAGCAGGTGGCTGAGCTGCTGCTCGGGTTGGGCTGTGCGGTATGGTCGGTGAGGATACCGGCACCGGGGGTGAAGGCGGACGGCTGGGACATCGCGGATGCGGTGGACGAAGGCCTGACGGGTGATGCCCTTGCTGATTTCATTCGCGGCAATAGCCTGCGCCTGGCGCAAGCCGGTTCGGCGGGGGAAGCCCCTCCGACAGATTCCTCTGGAGGCATTTCCACCCCGCCGCCGGCTTCCGCCAGCATGGGCGGGGGCGATGATGGTTCATGGCGTGACCAGCTGCTGCAGAACAAGTACGGGCCGATCGATTGCCGCGAGAACATCTACCTGCTGCTGCGGAATCATCCGGTGTGGCAGGGTGTGCTGTGGGCGGACGATTTCGCCCGTAAGATCATCAAGCGCGCAGCGCCGCCATGGGAGCCGCGGGTGAGCTTTAGGCCGGATGCCGAGTGGGGCGAGGACGACGATCTGCGCCTGGGCATGTGGCTGGCTCAGACCGAGGGCTTGCGGATCCGCAGCACGGAGAACCTGGCCGTGTCGGTGGGCTGGGCGGCACGTGAGTCGCGCTGCCACCCGGTGCGCGAATACCTCGACGCGCTGGTCTGGGACGGCACGCCGCGCATGCAGGACTGGCTCTCCGACTACCTGGGCGTCAAGAAATCCGAATACACGATGCTGGCCGGCAGGCTGTTCCTGATCGGCATGGTGGCGCGCATCTATCAGCCGGGCTGCCCGATGCGGGCGATGCCGATCCTCGAGGGCATGCAGTTCCGCGGCAAGTCGACGGCGCTGCGCATTCTGGGCGGCAAGTGGTTCGGCGACACGCCGATCGATCTGAACAACAAGGATGCCTACCAGCTGATCCAGGGCCGCTGGCTCTATGAGATCGCCGAGCTGGATGCGTTCAACCGCTCGGAGTCGACGCGCATCAAGGCCTTCATATCGAGCCAGGAAGACCGTTTCCGCGCGCCGTATGACCGTGCACCGAAGGAATGGCCACGCCACACGGTGTTCGTCGGTACCACCAACCAGGATGAGTATTTCAAGGACCAGACCGGCAACACGCGCTACTGGCCGTGGAAGGTGGAAGAAGGCGACCAGATCAATCTGGATGGCCTGGCTGCAGCGCGCGACCAGTTGTTTGCCGAGGCGGTGGCGCTGTATCAGCGCGGTGAGCGCTGGCACCCGACGCGCGATGAGCAGCAGCGCCTGTTCGAGCCCGAGCAGGCCGATCGCGAGATCGCCGACCCGTGGCAGTCGCTGATCTCGAAGTGGTTACGCGGCAGCATGGAAGACCGGGTCTCGGTCAATGCGATCCTGACCGACTGCCTGAAGATCGAACCAGGCAAGCTGGACTCGGCGCGCCAGATGAGCACGCGCGTCGGCATCGCGATGAAGCGCATCGGCTGGATCAAGCGACGCGAGACCGGCGGCGATCGCGAGTATTACTACCTCAGACCCGACGCCTGGCGTGCGGGTGAAGCAGACATCCAGGGGGGCGATCATGCTCCGTTTTGACCAGGGATCGGTGCAATCCGTCCAACCTAAGGTTGGACGCGCCGGAAAAGGTCAGACGGCTAAAACCCGCATGGATAGGGCATCCGTCCCACCTCCTAACCTCGTCCGACCTCGCCGCGCCCACCCGCACAGGTGCGCACGTGCACCCGTGCGCACACACACGCGCGTGCGCACACCCACACCTAGTAGGACGAGGTTAGGAGGTTGGACAGATCAAGCATTGGCGCGGGTTTCATCCGTCCAACCTGTTGACGTTTTACCGAGAAAGGTAGGTCGGACATGAACCTGGACACAATGCGGGCGGACTACACCCTGGTGCGCCGCTGGTGGAAGGAAGCCGAGGGCTGGACCGAAGCCGATCTGGCTGAGGCAGACCGCGGCGTGCGCCTGGTGGTCGAGCGCAAGGATACTGAGCTGATCGCCTGCTGGGCTGGCTGGCTGGCTACCCTGGCGGAAGATATCCGCCGCTTCGAATCGACCGTGCGCGATGCCGAGGGCAGGATGCGTCAACAGGCTGCAGCGCAAAAGGTCGCGGCATGATCACGCTCGATATCCGCGACAACTTCCCCGAGGTCAAGCGCCAGTTGAGCGAGATGGGCGACAGCCTGGGCAACAAGGCGATGGCACGCGCGCTCAATGCGACCATCACCCAGGGCCGCACCGAGATGGCCCGCCGCATCAGCCGCGAATACATGCTGACCTCTGCGCAGGTGAAGGATCGCCTCGAGGTGACCCGGGCCAAGAGCAACAACCTCGGCCTGGAAGCGGTGCTGTCTGCCAGCAACAAGGGCAAGGGCCGGTCGATGAACCTGATCGCATTTGTCGAGAAGAAGGTCACGCTGGCAGAGGCCAAGCGGCGGGCCAAGAAAGGCACGCTCAAACAGATACAGTTCCAGATCAAACGCAAGGGAGGCTTGAAGATCATTCCCGGTGCCTTCATTGGTAACCATGGCCGCACGGTCTTCATCCGCGTCGGCAAGGGTCGGCTGCCGATCAAGGCCTTGAGCACCATCGACGTGCCGCAGATGTTCAATGCCAAGCGCATCAACGAAGTGGTGCGCCAGGTCATGCTCGATAAGTTCGAGGTCAACTTCGATCGTGAAGCGCGCGCCGTGCTGTTGGGTTACGTCAAGTGATCCATCACCTCACCTCATCCTCGGCTTGCTCGACCGAACGGGGGGCCCCAAGCCTTTGGGTCCTTCCCCAGCCTTCCAAACACGGCGCGGAACGAGCTCAAAAAATCGCTAGTTCTTTGGTGCGCGAGGGGGTGTGTAAGTGGCGCGGATAGTAGGACAGGAGCGAATTGCCGAAGTGTTCGGGGTGGCGCCGAAGACGATCGTCGAGTGGCAGGAACACGGGTTCCCGATCGCTCAGCGCGGCGGTCCTGGCGTGGCCAGCGAGTATGAGTCGGCGGACTGTATCCGCTGGATGGTCGACCGCGAGCTGAAGAAGATCCAGGCCGAGACGCCGAATGATCGGCTGTCGCGGGTGAAGGCGGAATCGATTGAGATGGACAACGCCGAGCGGCGCGGGCTGCTGGTGCGGGCGGACCAGATCGAGCCGAAGCTGAAGGCGGCCTTCCTGGCGGCGCGCGAGAAATGGCTCGACGCAGTCCAGCGGCTGTCGCGTGAATTGCCGGCTGATGTCGACGGGCGCGAGGCGATGCTGCAGGCGGAGTTCGAGACATTCCTGCAGCGGCTGGCCAGCTGGTCGAACGCGGACGAGATCGAGGAGGAGGATGAGTAATGCGGATCCTGAATTTTTTCAAATGGATTTTCTCACCGGTTCATAAAGAGTCGTGGTTCTACCCCAAGGAAGGAAAAGGCGGAGGCGGCTTCTACCAATTTCGAGAACCATCTCCGCGATGGATTCAGCTTCACAAAGAACCCGAGTCCTGTGCGGTTTGTCGCTTTGCCGGATCCGAGATTGGTTTCGAGCGGTTTCCGTGCCGACATAGCTCACCTGTGGCCGAGAAGGTAGATCCATCATGCGATACGCTGCAGTGGATACCGCGCTTCCCCATCATGAAGAAAAATGACTGGTGTGGTGATTTCGAGCGCCGTACAGAATCTGGAGGCATGGCGTAATGCCGGACGGCGCGGCGGTCGAGCTGGATACCTGGGCGGAGCAGGCGCTGGATGCGCTGCTGGCGCGGGTGTTCGCGCAGCTGCGGCCGCGCCCGCACATCACGCCGCTGCAGTGGGTGGAGAAGTATCGCTACCTGTCGTCGGAGGAAAACCCCGACTACGTTGGCCAGTTCTCCACCGAGAACATCCCGGCGTTGCGCGGCGTGCTGGCTGCCGCCGGCGAGCCGGGCGTGGGACGCATCGTGGGGCAGAAATCGGCGCAGATCGCCTGGACGGCTGGCGTGGTGTGCACGTTGATGGGATACCACGCGCACTGGCGCCCGTGCGTGCAGGTGGCGATGTTCCCGCGCATCCAGTCGGCCAAGGATTTCGACGCCGAGAAGTTCGCACCGATGGTGCGCGCCACGCCGGTGCTGGCCAAGCGGATCCGGCTGAAGAGCCGCAGCGATGGCAACAGCACCACGCGCAAGCATTACCCGGGCGGGCTGCTGAAGTTCGTCGCCTCGAATTCTCCGGCGGATGTGAAGTCGACCAGCGCCAAGGTGCGCTACGTCGAAGAGCCGGACGACACGAACAAGGACGTGAAGGGCCAGGGCAACTCCATCACCCTGCTGCGTGAACGCGGCAAGACCATCCGCAACACGCTGGAGATCATCGGCGGCACGCCCACGGCCAAGGGCGCGTCCGAGGTAGAAAAGGAAATGCGCACCACCGACCAGCGGCGCTTCCTGGTGGCGTGCCACGACTGCGGCGAGAAGCATGAGCTCGACTGGGGGCGCGTCGTCATCCCCGGCCTGCAGCTGGGCGACGATGATCTGAAGGCACCCGACATCGATGTCCGCTGGCCGGCCCGCGAGGTCTACGGCCGCGCCCGCTGGGAGGATGCCTACTACGCCTGCCCGCACTGCGGCAGCGCTTGGACTGATGCGCAGCGCTGCGACAACATCCGCGCCGCCGCGTCGGTGCCGCCGAACTACGGCTGGGAGCCCACCGCCGACAGCCAGGACCGCGGCTTCTACTTCAACGAACTGCAGTCCGTGTTCGAAGGCTCCTACGTGCCGGTACTGGCCGAGAAATACCTCACCGCCCTGCACGAATTCGAACGCGGCGAGCCCGAGAAGATGGTCGCGTTCTGGAACGCCAGCCGCGGCCTGCCGTGGGAATACAAGGGCGAGCTGCCGGAGGAGGAAGAGCTCGCCGCGCGCGTCGAGAAATATGCCGAGTGGAGCTGCCCGGCCGGCGGCATATTCCCCGTTCTCGGCGTCGACGTGCAGCACGATCGTCTCGCCGTCGCCTGCTGGGTCGTCGGCCGTGGCGAGGAAATGTGGCTCGCCTACTGGGGCGAGCTGTACGGCCAGACCGTGGTGGCCGGCCAGGGCGCGTGGCTCGAGCTCGAGCAGCTGCTCGGCAAGACCATCGCCCACGCCGGCGGCAGCCAGCTGCGCATCGCCGGTATCGGCGTCGACTGCTCGGACGGCCAGACCTCCGATGCCGTCTATGCCTTCGTGCGGCGCCACAACCGGCAGGACCGTCCCGTGCTCGCGCTCAAGGGCGCCTCCGACAGCGAAGGCAAGGTCGAGATCTGGACCCCGCCCAAGGCCATCGACCCCAACAACCGCGCCACCAAGGCCAGCAAGTGGGGCGTCCAGGTGCACATCGTCGGCACTGCCAAGGCCAAGGACCTCATCCTCGGCTGGGCGCAGGAAGGCGGCCGCGTGCGCCTGGCGGGCAACGGCCCCGGCCGAATGCACTGGTACGAAGGCGTGCGCGCCGACTTCTTCGAGCAGCTGCTGTCCGAGATGAAGATCCCGCACCGCCTCAACCCGCGCCGCCGCTACTGGAAGGCCCGCACCGACCGCTGCAACGAAGCGCTCGACTGCACCAACTACGCGCTCTACATGAGCCGCCATCTCAGGCTGCACCTGCGCCGCACCGTACAGTGGGACATCGATGAACTGCGCCTGCGCCAGGGTGATCTGCTGGCAGCGCCGGTGCAGCCTGCGGCGCCGGTCGAACCCGCTACCGATCCGGTGCAGACGTCTGCAGCGGACCATCCGGTAGCCGATCCGGTGGACGTGCCGGACATCGAAGCCCTCGCCGCCGCCGCCCGCTTCAGCGCCCTGCTGCGCAGCCGAAAGGGGGCCCGCTCTGGCCAGCGATAACCTGTTCGCCATCATCGGCATGCTGCGCGCCGAGATGCCCGAGATCTCCGACGAGACCTGGGAGCGCATCAAGCGCGGGCTCTCCGCCGCCGCCGGCGGCAGCCCGGTCTACGTGCCGATCTATCGCAAGCGCGACCACCTGGAGAAGCTGGCGCTGATGAGTGAAAGCGCCGATGCCCAGATGATCTCGAAGGCGCTGGGCATCTCGGTCAGACACGCGCGGCGGCTGAAGCGGTTGCGGTGATGGACAAGAAAGGGTTTGAAATGACGCCAGATGAACGGAAGGAGAAGCGTTCGGCCTACCAGCGCGCCTACCGAGAAGCCAACCGAGAGAAAGTGGCTGCTAGGCAACGAGCTTGGCACGAAGCTAACCGCGAGAAACAAAATTCCAGATCCCGCATGTGGCACGAAGCTAACCGCGAGAAACAAAATGCCAGTTTCCGCGCACGATATGAAGCCAACCGAGAGAAAGAAAAAGCCAGATTCCGCGCATGGTATGAAGCCAACCGCGAGAAAGAAAATGCCAGACATCTCGCCTATAGGCGATCCGCCATTGAAAATGTAGCAGACAGCTATGTCAGCAAGCTTATCGGACTTCCACGCAACATCATTCCTCAGCACCTGATTGAAGCCAAACGAAATCAGGTGCTGATCTACCGCTGCATCCAGCAGCTTCAAACAACCCTGAAAGAAAGGAACGAGAAATGACTTTTACACCAGAAAACCCTCCCAAGACTGATGGTGATGTGCGCCAGCTGATTCTGGAAACCGTTATGGGTATCAGGGATGGTTCCCTGGATGCCAGCCAGGGTGCGGCGATGGCGGCGAACTTCAAAGAGCTGAACAGCACGATGACTAATTCGATCAATGCAGCGAAGCTATCGCTGCTGATGGAGGGAAGTGGGCGGAAATTTATTAAAACTTTGCGTATGGGTCAGCAGGATATTGGCAGAGGATCAAACGAAAACGAAGGCGGAGAAAAATGAAGGATCTCAATTTATTGGCATTGTGTAACTTCGATTCGCTTCCCGATTCTGCACATGTTCGCGTCCCCGTAGTCGCTGCGCTGTTTGCATGCTCATCGGTAACGGTATGGAGGCGGGTAAATCTTGGCACGCTGCCGAAACCAAAAAAGCTCGGCGCAAGAGTAACGGCATGGAACGTTGGTGAACTACGCAAAGCATTGAGTGGGTAAAATATGCGGCATGCCCCGGTAGCTCAGTGGATAGAGCAATCCCCTCCTAAGGGATAGGCCGCACGTTCGATTCGTGCTCGGGGCGCCAGTACCCCGCGCGGACATTTTTTGCCTACAAATGACCGCCCCCGCCTGCCACGCTGGCAGGCATGGA